CACTGTCCGGTCTGGAATCGGTAGTGTATGACGATGAAGGAAATGTAACGATAGGAGGTTAAACATGGCAACAGAACTGAAAAAGCTCACGGTCGATGCCAGCAACGGCTCATTCACATTTGAAGTCGTTGACGCAGAGGCCCGTGAGAAAGCAAACGCGGCGAAAGCCGCTGCCGAGGCCATCAAAGTGCCCACGGCTCTGCCCAACCCGAACACGCTGACCTTCACCGGCGGCGCAACGGGCACCTATGACGGATCCAAGCCCGTCACCATCAATATCCCGACCGGAGGTTCCGGTGAACCTGGCGGTGCGAATGTGACCCTCGACACCACCCTGACCCAGAGCGGACAGGCGGCTGATGCTGCGGCTACCGGCGCGAGATTGACCGCACTGGAACAGCTGGGCGGCATCACCGTCATGGAGCCTGCGGACGATGATATCCCCAAGGTCTTTTTCGGTGATGCACTTCAGCAGACCAAGGACGAAAAGGTGGTATCTTTCCGCTATATCTCCAAAACACAGGACATTTCCGGTTATGCTGAAATCAAGGCACAGGGCAACAGTTCCATGAACTATCCCAAGAAGAACCAGACCGTCAAAATGTTTGCGGATAAAGAATGCGCCGAAAAACTGAAGGTCGATTTCAAGGGATGGGGCAAGCAGAACAAGCACGTTTACAAGGCGAACTGGATTGACCTGAGCCATGCCCGAAATGTGGTGTCTGCCCGTCTGTGGGGCGATATCGTGAAAACCCGTGCCAACTATGCGGAACTGCCTGAACTGCTGAGAACGTCCCCCAATCAGGGTGCAATCGATGGATTCCCGGTCACGGTCTATGCGGCTGGTGTGTATCAAGGCAGATATACCCTGAACATCCCGAAAGACAAGTGGATGTCTAACATGGATGATAAGCTGGATACCCATTGCATCCTGTGCGGTGAAGGCTATAAGTCTGGCTGTTTCCGTGAAGCATCTGTAATACAGTGGACGGATGAAATCCATGACGCAATGCCCGACTCTATCAAGAACCGCTGGATTGAGGTTATCAATTTTGTAATGAACAGTACCGATGATGAGTTCAAGGCGAATTTGGGGAATTACTTCGATGTGCCCAGCCTGATCGACTATCACCTTTTCGGTCTGGCATCCTGTGGCATTGATGCCTATGGCAAGAATCAGCTTTACATGACCTTTGACGGTCAGACGTGGATTGCATCCATGTATGACATGGATAGTACATGGGGTTTATATTGGAACGCAAGTATGTTCCTTGCAACGGATTATCCCCGTACAAGCTATGAGGATTACCTGAACGATAGCAAGGAAGGAAATCTTCTTTATATCCGTCTGGAACAGCTTTTCAAGGATGAACTTCAGGCACGGTGGGCAGAACTGAAATCCGGTGCGCTGTCTATCGAGAACGTAATCAATCGGTTTGAGCGATTCACCGACATTGCCCCGGCTGAACTGATCAAAGAGGACTACGCAAACACCACTGGTGGTGGAGCATATACCGGAATCAAACAGCAGACCACCAACAATATTCAGCAGTTGCGTGGGTTTGCACTTGCAAGAATCGCATGGACGGATAAATATATTGCCGGACTTACTGGTGAAGTTGTTGAGCCTGACGAACCCGATATTCCCACTTCTGTACCGTGTACCGGAATTTCCCTGTCTGCATCCGAACTGACCTTTACGGCAGAGGGAACACAGGCACTGACCGCAACCGTACAGCCGACAGACACCACGGATATTGTGGTTTGGAGCAGTGATGCACCCGATATTGCGAGCGTGGAAAATGGCGTTGTTACTGCCAAGGCAAACGGCAGCGCAGTGATTACCGCAACCTGTGGCGAACAGACCGCAACCTGTGCTGTGTCTGTCAGCGGAATTGTTGACACTGCGGTATATAGTTTGGCGGAAACTACCGTGGATTCTACCACCATGATAGATACCGGCATCATGCTGATGGATGAAGATAAAGATTATACTGTATTCATGGATTTCACGCCTCCTGCATGGGATGATATTACCGGAGAACGGTACTTTATGGACGCTGGTGGTCCTGCTCCTGATTATTTCGGCTGGTCATGGTGGAAAAACGGAAACTCTGGCGGAGCTGCATTTCATGGTGTTAGTGGTACCGTGCGCCTTTGGAGCGGCACGTATTGGGGTACTCGCCATAAGCTGGTTATTCGCTGCTCTGGTGGCTCCGTGAGTTATACCTGCGACGGTAAAACCGAAATGATTGCAGCTACGCTCACTAGACCCGGAAACCACACATCCACGCTGAAAATCGGTGGCTCCGCCGTGCTGAAGGGAACCATTCACAGTGCAAAGGTCTGGTTTGAAGCCAAGACGGACGAAGAATGTCTGGCTATGGTGAATGGCTAACCATCCGAACGTCAACCAAGGGGGTGGAAACACCCCCACCACAAGAAAGGAAAGGACGTGAAAGCAGATGATTGAACTCGAAGGAGGAGCGCGGATCCTCAAACAGTGGTCTCTGAACAAAAGAGTCATCATCGACAACTTCCTGCCCGGTACCCGCGTGGAGGTCATCAAGAAGTATGACAACAAGGACAGCGCACTGCCCGTGATGGCATACGAGGACGGAGGCCATGTGGTAGCTGACATCCCCAACATCCTCCTCCAGACTCCGGGATACATCCGTGTGTACGTCCTGCCGTCTGCGGAAGATGCTGAGCATAATCCTGAGATCAAGGATTTCAAAGTCACCAGGGAAGAGAAGCCGGAAGACTACGTTTACACGGAAACCAAGACCGTTTCCTTGCAGGCTCTGGAGAAGCGCGTGAGGGAGCTGGAACTGAACGGCGGTCAGGGAACTGTCAAGAGTATCAACGGCATGGAGCCTGATAAAAATGGCAACCTGGATCTCGTGACCGGCATCGGCAGAAAAGTGGATGGTAAAGTTCAAACGCCTTACGATCCAAACGAGGCCGGCGACTTTGAATACATCTACGAAGACCCGGTGGAAGCGCTGCCTGGCGCGGAAATCCTCAACGACTACGATAACAACATCGCTGTCGGCTACATGTCACAGGCGTCCGGCTACCAGACCCAGGCTATCGGCAACTACAGCAAGGCTGAAGGATGGTGGACGAGAGCCGACGGGCAGTGCTCCGTTGCTTCCGGTCTTCTGTCCAGAGCTTCCGGCCACTTTACCCACGCAGAAGGCACCAGAACCCTGGCGTCCATTAACAATGCCCACAGCGAAGGCGACATGACCAAAGCGACCGGCAGACAGAGCCACAGCGAAGGCCAATCCACGGTGAGCAGCGGTTTCTGCTCCCATTCAGAGGGCAGTGCCACGGTATCTTCCGGCTATTACAGCCATGCCGAAGGATTGGGAACTACTGCAAAAGGCAAAAACCAAACAGCAATGGGAAAATACAACATTGCTGATACCTCAAGTTTGCTGATTGTAGGCAAAGGCTCTGCAAGTAATCTCAGTAACGCATTCACCGTGTCCTCTTCAGGCACGGGATGGTTTGCAGGGTCGGTAACAAGCCTCGGCGCCGACTACGCTGAGTTCTTCGAGTGGGAGGACGGAAACCCCAACAAAGAGGATCGTGTCGGAATGGCGGTCACTCTGGTCGGCGATAAGATCCGGATCGCAAACGCACAGGACGACATCCTGGGCTTTATCACCGGTACCGCGATGGTCCTTGGCGATAACGCAGAGTACGAATGGAAGTACAAATACCAAATGGACGACTACGGCCGCATCTTATACGAGGATCCCGTGGAGGAGTTCGTCGAGTATATGGACTACGAGCAGGGAGTTGTCGTAAGAGAATCCATCGGCTTCTGTGTACACCCAAAGCTGAGCCCGGAGTACAATCCCGACGAGGAATACGTCAGCCGCGAAAAACGCAAAGAGTGGGATCCGGTCGGCCTTATCGGCAAGCTGCGAGTCAATGACGACGGCAGCTGCACACCGGGCATGTATGCCAAGGTCACAGATGGCGGAATCCTGACCCACAGTGAGGAAAAGACGAACATGAGAGTGATGCGTCGTATTTCCGACCATGTTGTTCTCATGATGATGAAATGATGAACAATTATTCAAGGAGGAAACTATGAAAAAGATTCTCGCACTCCTGCTGGCCGTGCTGCTGATCCTGGCCATGGTCATCCCCGTATTCGCTGTCACCCCCGATCTGGATGTCCCCGACATGCCTGAGATCCCCGACATCTCCGATGACGTGGAAATCGAGCTGCCCGATGGCATCTTTGACGACTACATCCCCGACATCGACATCGACATTGAACTGCCCGAAGATCCTACTGAACCTCCCGCAGAACCTCCCATCGAGCCGCCCTATTTTAATTATTGCGAATTCCTGAAAGGCTGGTTCGAGTGGTGGATGCACGTCATCCGGTGCCGCTGATATGGTTAAGGACTGCACCGAATGTGCAAAAAATGCACAATGCCTTGAACGCATCAAAGAGGGGACTGTGGTGTACTGCGGCAGCTCACTCTGCAAACCTACCCCGAAAGCATAACCCCAAGCCCCTCCTGTCCGGAGGGGCTTCACCAAAAGGAGGAAACATCATGGCAACATTCAAAATCGCACTCTCCGCAGGCCACGGAAAAAACACCGCTGGCAAGCGTTGTATGAAGAAACTGGATCCCAACCAGACCCGCGAGTGGGTGCTGAATGCCCGCATCGCTGAGAAGATCGAGAAGCTGCTGTCCGGCTATACCGGCTGGGAGCTGCTGCGTCTGGATGACCGCACCGGGGAAAAGGATATCGCACTGAAGACCCGCACCAGCTCCGCCAATGCCTGGGGCGCTGACTTCTATCTTTCCATCCACCACAATGCCGGTGTGCTGGGCGGCAAGGGCGGCGGCATCGTGGCCTATGTCTACACCAACCCCTCCAATGCCTCCATCGTCTGGCAGAATGAACTGTACAGCGAGCTGATCGCCGAAACCGGCCTGCGCGGCAACCGCAGCAATCCTCTTTCCAAGGCAAACCTCCACGAATGCCGTGTGCCGAAGATGCCCGCTGTTCTGCTGGAGCTGGGCTTCATGGACAGCAAGACCGACGTGCCGATCATCCTGAGCGAGAAGTATGCTGACCAGTGTGCGGAAGCCATCGTCCGTGTCATCGCCGAGCAGGGCAAGCTGGTGAAGAAGTCCGGAAGCGCAGGCAGCACCGCTCCCCAGGACAAGGTAGAGGAGAAACCCAATGCCGAAATCAAGGTGGAAGGCGCTAAGGAAAAGGATGCGTCCCTGAAGGGCACCTATGTGGTCAAGTCCTCTGATGGCTGCCTGAACCTCCGCGCCGGTGCTGATTACAGCAAGGCCCTGATTGAAACAATGAAGAACGGCACAAAGGTCAGCTGCTACGGCTGGCATACCGGAGACTGGCTGCTGGTCATTGCTGAATCCGGGAACGCAGGCTTCTGCCATCGCGGGTATCTGGAGAAGATGTCATGAGCAGATGGTTGGAACACGAACACGATACATACCGCGAAGAGATCGCTGACATGGAGGAGTGCAAGCATCTGATAAACGAGGTCTGCACCAACCCTGACAGCGATCAGTGCTGCGATTTCCCGCACTACGAATACTGCCTATACAGCTGTCCTCACTTCACCAAAGAGGACGGATTGCTTGCAAAGTGAGGTATTGCTTGCAAGTAACTTGCAAGTAATATCAAGTAATATCAAGTAACAAGCGATAAAACAAGCGACACAACAAGTAACAAGCGATAAAACAAGCGATACAACAAGAGGAGGAGCACCATGGGCCTTGTATATCACAACGGAAGATTCATTCCGGAGGAGCATATTGAGAAAGCAAATGCACAGGCCGAGGTGCTTCGCATTCTCCGTTCATTCCTGGATGCAAATGAGCCTGGCCTGGTCCGGTTCCTGGTCAACACCTTTCGATCCCAGGGCCAGGCCATCACCTACAAGGAGATCCGGGAAGCAATTCTGAGCGGGGACATTGATCCCCAGTGGCTGGATGACTGGATGAAGGACTATGCCAAGCTGGTCGAGAAGGTCATGCGCCCTGCCTGGGAGAAAGCCATTGAGGCAGGCTTCACAGACAGAGCGCAGAAGTTCCCGGGTTTCTACTTCAACCCCATGGCTGACGGTGTCCGCGCCTGGGCATCCAACCACGCAGCGGAATTTGTCACCAACGTATCCACGTCCCAGATGGAAGGACTCCGGGCGGTCATCCGCCGGGCGGTCAGCCTGGAGGACATGAGCGTTGACGAGCTGGCCAGAGTGATTCGGCCCATGATCGGCCTGACCAAGCAGCAGAGCAGCGCGGTCATGAACTACTACCAGAAGCTCCGGGAGAAGGGTGTCACACCCAAACGGGCAAGGGAGATGGCCATCCGGGATGCTGCCCGCCGCCACAGATCCCGCGCTTATGACATCGCCCGGACGGAACTGGCAACCGCGTACAACACCGGTGCTCACGAAGCAATCATAGAAGCCCAGGCAAAGGGATATCTGGGACGCATGGTCAAGGTGTGGAGTACGGCCGATGATGAGCGAGTATGTCCGACATGCGGGGCATTGGAAGGCAAGAGAATTGCTATGGACGAAGAGGTTGAAGGCATCAGCAGTTCCTGGAGTACCCGTCGCCATCCGCCTGCACATCCGGGATGCCGCTGTGCGGTCATGTATGTCCCCGATGAAAAGCCTGAAAAAATTATGTAAAGGCAATTCAAAATTCAAAATATTGTAGTATAATGGCCATATCGGGTCATGAACCTAAATCAGAACCCAACACAGCCGGTACACGGCTGTCATACATAAACTCCACAGCAACACCCCATTATCAACACCGCTCTTTACCAGAAGGAGGCCAGAAACATGGCAGCTAAGACCTTCGCAGATATCCTGAAATTCAACCCCTACCACGACGAGCGCGGCAGGTTCACCACCGCCGACGGTGCCAACCAGGTCACCATCCGTACCAGGGATCCCAGCAAGCAGCATTTGGCCGACCGCGTTATCGCAAGAGAAAAAGAGCGGGAAGCTGCGGAAGCTGCTGCCGGAACCGGTGAAACCCCGCAGATGAAAGCCATCCATGACATCGAGGATAAGATCCGCAACCAGGACTACGAAAGCGCAGCCTGCGTTGATAAGGACGGCAATGTGCTGTTCTTCAAGGATGGCGAGCAGAGTCAGGTCGCATTCACACCGGAAGAGTGCAAGCTGATGGCAGGAAACGCTCTGACGCACAACCACCCCAGCAGCACTTCCTTCTCCGTTGAGGACGTGGATTGCTGGCTGGCAAATGATATGCAGGAGATCCGTGCCACCAACCGGCTCGGCATCACCTACAGCCTCAGCCGTGGTGAAGACTTCGATAAGAGCATCGGTGAAAACTTCGCCGTCGCATTCCATATCAATCGGAACAAGGCTCTCCGCGAAGCTCAGCAGACGCTGGATAACAAGGGCTATCCGGATAAGATCGCAAGAGGCGAAATCTCCATCGATCAGGCGAATGCAGAGTTCCGTGATATCTTCAACACGGTAATGATCGACTTCTGCACGAAGAGAGCCCCCGACTACGGCATCAACTTCTCCATTGAGAAGCGGGAAGTCACTAAGAGCGCCGGTACCACTGCGTTCACGGCCAAGGCCGAGGATGGAAGCAAGATTGCCTGGATCCTGGACAAGGATAGCGAAGCAGAGATCGATGCTGCCTTCAACGAGTGGCTGGACAGCGCATCCAAGGATGACGACGGCGTTCGGAAGTTCAACCCCTATCATGACCGGATCGGCAGGTTCACCAGCGCAGGATCCGAAACCTCCTTCACTTATGCTCCCGGTAAAAGCGCAGCCCACGACAAGGCCATTGAGCGGCACAAAGAGCGCATGGCTGCCGTTGCTCCCACCGAAGCACAGGAAAAGACCCTGAAAGGCATTGAGTCCCGTACCCGCAATCTGAAAAAAGAGCAGTTCCGAGTCGTTGACCGGGAAGGCAACGTCGTCATGCAGAAGCAGGGCGACAGGAATTCTGTTTCCTATACCCGCGGCGAAGCCCGGGACAACTTCCCCGGAAATGCGACCATCCACAACCACCCGGACGGCGGCACATTCTCCTCCGCGGACCTGTCCGACTTCGGATACGGTGCGACAGAGATCCGCGCGGCATCCCCCGAGGGCACCTACAGCCTCCGAAATCTTAATTATAAGACCAAGTGGACCAAGGAGCAGAAAGGCTGGGTGGATATGCGAGATGACCTCGATGCAGCGGCCCAGGGCTTCAAGAATGACCGGCAGCTGAAGAAAGAGCTGAGAGGCCCCTTCGATCAGCAGGTCAAGCCCATTGCAGACCGCTGGGAAAAGAGGAGAGCCGAGGGTGCATCCAAGGAAGAACTGACCAGCATCGCCAAGGAGTATACCGATAAGTGGGATTCCCTGAAGCCTCAGCTGGAAAAGACCGTGCGCCAGGCGTATGTGGATCAGTACCATCACTGGTACAAGGCCAACGCGGGCAAGTACGGCTTTGAATACAATTTCTCCCCCAAGCAAGAGAAAACAAGGAAGAGTGATACCATGGATGAAATCTATGAGATCGATGAGATCGAGAAGGGTTCCGGGGAAATCATTCTTGACCAGAAAATGCACGATGATGTGCAGGATATCATGAACGATATCCTCAGCGATTACCCCCGAGAATTAACACAAATGCGAACTGCAAAGTCCATGGACGACAGCAGAGCTGTCCTGTTCATCGGCCTGCAGATCAGCGGCGCCGATGCACTGGCCATCGATGGCGGCGAAAAGCCCGAGGACTTCCATGTCACCCTGGCATACGGCCACTTCGATACCCACGGCCACGACGAGGACGATACCTCCGTTCGTGTGCAGCACGCCATTGACGATATCCGGGATCTGATTCCCGATTCCATCCACTTCGATGCACAGGGCCGTTTCGAGGCTTCTGAGAGCTCCGACGGCAAGGACGTAATCTACGCCCAGGTTGCAGCCGGACAGCTGGAGAAGGTCCACGACGGCCTCCTGGATGCCCTGAAAAAGCACGGCATCGAACTGGAGGGCACATTCCCCACCTACAAACCCCACATGACCCTGGCATACATCGAGAAAGGCGCGGAGTTCGAGCTGAAGGAGCTTGACGCTTCCGGTACCGCCACCAAGGTCATGATCGGCCACGGCTGGGAATCCACGAAAGAAAACAACTACACCATCACGAAGATGGACGATGACAAGCGGCTGGTATTCGGCTGGGCATCTATTTCCTTCACCGCTGCTGGTGAGCAGCTGGAAGACCTGCAGCATGACATCATCGACCCGGAGGATCTGGAAGAGGCCGTATATGAGTACGTCCTGAACTTCCGTGATACCGGCGAGGAGCACCGGCCCCACCTCCGCAAGAAGGGCAAGCTGGTAGAGAGCTGCGTCTTCACTGCTGAGAAGCAGAAAGCCATGGGTCTGCCGGAGGGCATCCTGCCCGTCGGCTGGTGGATCGGCTTCAAGATTGAAGACGACGAAGCCTGGGAAAAGGTGAAGAACGGCACCTACCGTATGTTCTCCATCGAGGGCAAGGCACAGCGGGTACCCGTTGAAAAGGCCGCTCCGGAAGAGATCGAACCGACTGTCATCAAGGCAGACGCGGACCGCTTCGACCACATCGAGGAGTTTGATTTCCCCTGACTCGGTTGAGAAGTTCAACCCCTACCATGACCAGATCGGTCGCTTCACCGACCCGTATCATTTTGTAACATTCACCTCACAGACGAGAGATCCCAACAAGCAGCACTGGGCGAACAACGCCACAACGCGGCACCAGCAATGGCTGGCTTCGCAGAAACCGAAGAAGACCTATGACCGGCTGGGCTTCGCGGATCAGGACGACGCGGCCTACCATCAGCTGTACAATGGGCGCCAGTATTACGCACAGCAGAAACTGGACTCCAAGCAGCTGAAGGCCGCGGCCAACTACCTGGAAGCCAAACCGGAGCCGGGCAGCCTGTACTCCCACAGCCAGAACATGAACTACATGATGGCTATGGGGCAGCAGCTCACCGGGAAGTACAAGCAGACCTATGACGGCATGATGTCGGCGATGCACAACATCGGCTACAATGTGACCCTCACCCGATACGACCACGCGGGCATGGTCAACGGTCTCCTTCAGGCGGTCGGTGCTGGATCCAACTATGAGAAGCTGTCTGCTGCGCAGATCAAGAAGGCCCTGGTCGGTAAGACGTTAGGAGAGAACAAATTCCTCTCCACATCCTACAACGACTTCAAGAACGCCCCGCAGAATACGAAGCAAATCTTCGATTCCCGGGCGGTCAAAATCAATTACAAAGTCAAGGCCAACACCCAGGCGATGATGCCAGGGAAGGGAGCTGGCGGCGACTTCGGCGAAATCGTCCTTGCTCCTACCAACGGGAAAGCCAATAAGGGCGGCACGATCACAGATGTGCGATTGACCGGCCAGATGGTCCGAAGGCAGGGGACACAGAGCTACAACCAGCCCCGCATTGAGATTGACATCGAAATCGGATAGAGAGGAGAGATCGCCATGGAAGAACATACATCCCGTGCGCCGGAGGAAGGCCCTCACGGCGTCGATAGATGGACCTCGAACGGCTACGGTCTGACCATTGACGGTATCGAGGTCAAACCTACAGCAAAGGAGAATGAACATGGCAACATTGCTGAAGAACATGAAGCTCACGAGCGTTGACCTCGTGGGCCGGGGAGCCAACCAGGAGGCACACATTTCCCTGTTCAAGGGACTGGATGCCGACCCTGTGGAAGATCCCACCGTAGAGGCCCCTGGAGCGGTCAGCAAGGCCGACCCCGACCGCTTCGACTACATCACCGAGGCGTTCCCCTGACTCAGTAGAGAAATTCAATCCGTTCCATGATGCCCTGGGCCGCTTCGCCAATAAGATGGGCTTCAAGACGTACTCAGCCAATCCGAAGCTGAAAGCCGCGCAGCCTTCCATTATGCGTGCGCATCAGGCGGGCCACGGCCGCGTCCTGAATGCCCACCGGGAATCCAAGGGCGAGAGCATCACCCAGAATGCCCACTGGCTGCAAACCGGCCAGAAGCCCGCCGTGCCGGCCGCTGTCAGCAGACAGCGGTACCAGCAGCGGAAGCAAAGGCAACAACAGCAGGCCCAGCAGCAACAACAGAATCAGCAACCGCAACAACAAAAACCCCAGCCCCAACAACAAAAACCCCAGGTTCAATCACAGAACCCAAGCGCAGGTGTTTCCTCCGGGAAGGCGGCCAATGCCGTCAACGGGCAGGATTTGTCTGGAAAGTTCCAGTTCAGCAGAAGCTCAAACGATTACGCTATTGAGCAGGTCATCAAGGCCCAGGGCTTCGATGGCAAGCCGACGCTGACCAGCGACAAGGCGGCCTTCTCACAGGCCTGCCAGGCATCCAACTTCATTGCCAAGCGCGGTGTCGGTGCTTCCAATCAGCAGACCCTGAATGCCTATGACCAGAACCTGAAGACCGGCGAGTTCTACGTGAAGTGCTCAGGCGGATCCGTCCATGGTTACGGGATGTATGCTGCATCGGTCGCGGTAAAAGGCAGCAGAGCAAGCTCCGGTATCAATGATGCCGAGAGCACAGCGAAGGCCTATTGCCGAGGGAATAACGCCCAGAAGATCTACACCATGACTCTGGATAAGAGCGCCAAGGTCGGGACAGAAACCCAGCTGAAGCGACAAATGGCCAGGGATACGGAATTCCAAAAAGCCTGCAACAACAGCGGCATGAACAGCCGGTACACCTATGACGTGGGTGTCTATGCGGCCTACAAGGGATACGATGCCTACATAGCAGGTCGCGGGCGGTATTCGTCTGATGGTTCGTCATCTGACTACACCGTTATCCTGAACCGCTCAAAGGTCATCATCTACGACCCGACTGTGTAATGGCTGTAAAAATTCTGTGGTAACGCAACCTTAATTCTGGATTGTTGCCGTAAAATTACTGTGGAGGAACGGAGGAGATAGTTATGGAGCTGTTCGACCTCATATCCGGCACCCTTGCCGAAGACGAGAAAGTGAACACCCAGAGCGTGGAAAAGGCAGATAGCGATCTGACCTTCAAGCGCGACGAAGATGGTGTCCTCTGGAGCTACGACGCATCCGGCAAGAAAGTCGGTCGGATCTTCGAGCACGGAGACAATGACAACATCGACGAGATCAAGGAAGTGTAACAACCGCCCGGGGCAACCCGGCACCACCAAATGGAGGACATATGAACCCTGAAACCAGACCCGAGCTGGAGCAGCTGTTCAAAAGCATCCAAACCTTTGAAAGCCTGCAGATGGCTGCGGATAACCGGGAAAAGATGTACCGGTATAACGATGCACTGATGCAGTCCCTCTACAGCATTCTGGAGGATCAGGAAGCCGATGAACAGACCAAGCTGCAGTTCCTGGATGATACCCTGAGCCAGTACGCGGCAGCCATGAAGGAGCTGTTCCCGAAGATCATCGCAAAGCCGGTCCAGAAGGCTGAAGCCGAGGACCAGTTTGACGTGATCGAGGAAGTGACGAAGTTTAACCCCTATCACGACGAGAAGGGCCGCTTCTCCACAGCGGACCGCTACGACCAGTTCACCATCACCACCCGCGACCCCAATAAGCAGCACTGGGCTGATGCAGCTGCAGCTCGTGAAAAAGATCGGGATGCCAAGGGCCTCATTCCTGGCCCCAAGATCAAGCCGGGCACCCTGCCCGAGGACCTGCCGAAGGACAAGCCCAAGAAAGAACCCCAGGCAGCTAACCATCCTGCACCTGCACCGACGAACACCACCACGAACCTGAATGCCGAAGTCCTGGCAACCTGCCAGGGAGTGGAGGCCAAATCCGTCAAGCTCAAGAATGAGAAGTTGACGCTGGTCAACGAGAGCGGAGAGATCGTCCATGAGAAGCGCGGCGGCAGAGGCAGCGTGTCCATTGATTCTGCTATCGCTGCAAAGATGGGCGAGAATGTCACACTCACCCACAACCATCCCGGCGAGTTCGGCGGTACGTTCTCCGGTGCGGATGTGAATATCCTCACGAAGTACAACCTCCGGTCCATCCGGGCTGTTGGCAACGAAGGAACCTACTCTCTGGAACGCACCAGCCAGACCATGGGCCTGAAAGCATCGACATTCAACCGTGACTATGGCGCACTCTCTGATAAGACCAATCGCAGCATCAAGTCTGAATATAAGAAGATGCGGTCGAAGGTCCTGAGCGGTGATATGTCGGCGGATGATGCCAACAGACAGCTGGCGGAGCACCGTACCGCTCAGTGCAACCAGATGCACGATTGGCTGTCGCAGAACGCATCCAAGTACGGCTTCAACTACGTCTTCACACCCAGTACCGGAGGTGTTACGAAAATGTTTGACATCGAGAAAGAGGAAGAGGAAGTCCTGGAAACCACCGGCGAGGATATGCTGGATGGCGAGTTCATGAGCGGTGACAACTGGATGATTAAGGACTCCGAAGAATAACCACAATCAAGTAATCCAGGCCCACGGGCCAGAAAATAAACCGAAAGGAAGTACCCAAAATGAGCGCATACAAAATCGACAAGACCAAGTTTGACGCGGAAGATCTGGGACACTGGAACCGGCTGATTGCCAAGGGCATGGTCCAGGTTGACCCCGCAGAGGACGACCACCTGGAGGACCCCGCAGCACCTGCTGTCGAGAAGTCCGCACCCACTGAGGTCCAGCTGCCTGACTTCGTCAAGGACGCTATCGCCAAGAGCGAGCAGTTCATCGAAGAGCAGAAGAAGAAGGAGCAGGTTGAGCTGGCCAAGAAGTACGACATCCTGGGCGAGAAGCCCGAGGAGCTGGGCCAGAAGCTGTACGATCTGAAGAAGTCCGACGAGGCTATGTACAACACCGTCATTGCTACCCTGGACAAGCAGGTGGCTCTGATCGAGAAGTCTCCTCTGTTCGCTGAGATCGGCAAGTCCGGCCACTCCGGCGGCAGCTACAACGGCCTGCACGGTGCTGAAGCAAAGGCTGACGCAAAGGCCCAGGAGATCATGAAGGCTGACCCCCGCATGAGCTACACCGAAGCTATCGCCAAGGCCTGGGAAGATCCCGCACTGGCAGCTGAATATGATGCCGAATACTACGGCAACTAAGAAAGGAGCAACCAACCATGGCAAGAAAGCGTAACTACCGCGGCGTCCAGTTCAATCAGTCTCCTACCATCGTGGAGCTGGCTGGCGCCAAGATCGAGGATGTCCGCAACCTCATCATGAAGTATGACGGCAACGGCAACGTTGTCCTCGCTACCGCTGGTACCGATATTCCCGTCGGCATCGCTCTGATCGAAACCGGCTACAACGACATCACCGGCCAGACTTCCGGCATGGTCGAGGTCGGCGACAACGTCGATATCCTGATTAAGGATCGCGGCGTGGTTCTGGCTGGCGCTACCATCAAGAAGGGCCAGGAGGTCGCTGCCGGTGCAAACGGCATGGCTGCCGTCGCCGCTTCTGGCAACTACGTTCTGGGCATCGCCCTGGGTAACGCCAACGAAGGCGAGTACCTGGAGGTCCAGATCGCCAAGTATCAGAAAGCCTAATAACTCTACAAGGAGGCAATAACAATGAGCAACATTACACCTGCACAGATCAATGCGCAGATCGCTAAGGGCGCATTCCGCCCCCACACCATGCTGTCCAACATGGCTCTGAACTACTTCCAGGGCTTCAACAACTACTTTGCCCGCGGCATCTTCCCCATCGTCCGCGTCCGTATGTCTGCTGACAACTACGTTCGCTGGAGCCTGGAAGACCTGCTGCGTAACAACTGGCAGCTGAAGCCCGCCTACGGTAAGGTCACTCCTACCGTCATCGGCGAAGACTCCGACACCTACGCGGTTAAGGTGTACCAGGACATCCGCGGCATCGACGAGATCCGCGAGACTGACATCAGCCGCCGTCAGGGTCCTTCCGCATTCAACGACTCCCGCAAGTGGCTGACTAAGGTCATCGCTGAGGGTGCCAACATCAAGCAGGACATCGACTTCGCCAACAAGTTCTTCCGCACCGGTGCCTGGACCAACGAGTGGACCGGCAAGGACGACACCAACGTTTCCGGCAAGGAGTTCATCAAGTGGAGCAACGACAACTCCGATCCCATCACCTTCGTGGCTGACCGCGCTCTGGAGATGCTGGAGAAGACCGGCCGCAAGCCCAACCGCATGGCCATGGGCGCCAACGTCATGAACGCCCTGCGTAAGCACCCCGCTATCCTGGACCGCATCAAGTACGGTGGTACCTCTGCCAACCCCGCTCAGGTCAACATCAATGCCCTGAAGTCTCTGTTCGAGATGGATCACCTGACTGTCATGCAGTCCATCCACAACCCTGCCGCTCTGGGCGCCGAGGCCGATGTTCAGTTCATCGCTGATCCCGACGCCATCCTGCTGGCATACGCGCCTGAGACTCCTTCTCTGCGTGAGCCTTCCGCTGGCTACATCTTCCAGTGGGATATGCTGGGCGATGGTCAGATCATGCCTATGTTCCAGTTCAAGGGTGAGGGCGGTACCCACTCCGAGTTCATCGAAGGTCTGATGGCCTACGACATGAAGAAGACTGCTGACGACCTGGCTGTGTTCTGCTCCGGCGTCGTGTAAGGAGGAATCGCAATGAAGCTGATCGCAAAAATGCCTTGCAGCTTCGGTGGCGAGCGTTTCTACATCGGTGACGAGATCCCTGTTGAGTTGGTCAAGGAACCGAAAACCCAGGAGAAGTACGGCAAGCTGGCAATCGTCAATGACGAAGCCATTACTGCTGTGATGGACCCTGCTGAACCCGGTGGCGATGCCACCGTGGTTCTCCTGGTCATCTCCGGCAGGGAAATGGAACTGTCTCCCGAAAGCATCCAGATTGCGATGGATGTCCTCACTGACAATGCTGAAGGTGCCGCACAGCGCATCAATCAGATTGACAGCGACGACATTCTGTTCCTGCTGAATGCTGCCGATTCCCGCAAGACTGTTAAGACAGCGGCAAAGGCCCGTGCTCAGGCACTCATGGAAGCACAGGAGGGCGTAGAGAGCGAAGGTGACCAGTAATGGCCAACTACTCCTATGACCCTTCAAAAATCACAGAGGGCGGCATGGATCAGATGCGATTCGAGCTGGGCGACACCGTCGTCTACATGGACGGCATCGTCAGTCCCCTCTGTGACGAAGAATACAATGCGATTCTCGCCAAGCACGGCAAGAACTGGCGCAAAGCCAAGCTGCTGTGCCTGGAGGCAATCTGCATGAAGCTGTCCTACGAGGTCAATACCAGTATCGATGGTCTGTCCTACTCTCTGAATGAACGGTACGACCGCTTCAAGAAGATGCGGGACGACCTGAAGAAGGAACTGGCCGCTATCGGGGGTGTGCCGGTAGCCGGAAACCCGGCAAGCCTCAGCCCCCATGGCGGTACCCCGTATTATTACAACGACATGCACACCAATCGCCGCAAATTCTGACAGAAGGAGCTGATCCCCATGTTCTTCCGCTCAATGCTCCGCCCCGGTGAGGGATTCAAGCTGTTCAAGGTTCTCCGCAAGGAGGGCGGCAAGACCGAAAAAGGCCGGCCGACCACATCCGTGCTCAAACCGCAGGGTGAATTCTACGGGATCATCTCCAAGACGGATCCTACGGAAACCGACCAGCACAAGCAGGTCGGTTCTCCGAAGAAGTACACCATCGTGCAGCGTGGGACGAAGAACCAGGCGAGGGCGGGCGATATCCTGGAGCACGAGGATGGCAGGCAGTTCATGGTCAAGGGAGATCCCAAGGACCCTGGCGGCCTGGGCCACTTTTCCGTCTACAAGGTCGAGGAAAGGGATGATGTGAATGGGCGTTAGAATCACCTATTCCGTCCCCCTGGACGAGGCCATCGAGGATACTGTGAAGCGCATCCGGCAGCAAGTGGAGGCCCGCTCCTCCGAAGCCGCCAACGAGCTCCGCAATTCCTCCCTCGAAATCCTGCGTGGCCAGCGCAGCGGCAGACGGTACCGAGTGCCCGGGAAAAAGGTGTATTACACCGCATCCGCACCCGGCGAGCCGCCTGCAGCACGCTCCGGTCTGTTCCGCATTTCCTGGCAGCCCACGGCCCTCAAAGAGGGAGACACCTACATTTCCAGAATCGAGAGCGACCGCCGTATCAAAATCGGCTTACTCGGTCAGGTTTTGGAAGAGGGCACGCCCGGAGGCCAGATGGCACCGCGACCCCACCAGGAGCGGATCCTGAAAGACGCGGAACCGAAGATCGTCCGGATCTACTCCGAACCTTACTACTAAGGAGCATCCCCATGATCGAACAAGCGCTGCTTACACACCTCTCCGCACAGACGGAACTCACCGACTTCCTCACCACCTATGCTGATGAACCGGCGGTCTTCAATCAGGAGGCCCCGGCAGATTCGGACGCTGGATGGGCGTCCGGCCCTCAGTACGGACGGATCGTGTTTTCCGTGGACATCCAGGGAGATCCCGCTCGTACCCTGGGCGGCCTCCTGTCCGTGGACATCATGTGCAAAGAGGATGAACAGTACCCGGAGGACATCGAGCCCATCGTCCGCAAGCTGATCCACGGGTACTTCTTCTCCAGCGGCACCTTCACGGTAGCCGCGCAATTCAAGAATTCCAACTACTTCACCCAGCCGACTGACCATGTCACCGGCTGCACCGTCTCCTTTGACCTGCTGGCATTCCCTGTCCTGACCACCAACGGCCTGAATGCAATCGCACGGCTGAACGAGTGGACCAGCGAGATCGGCGGCCTTTACGTCATCAACCATGACGAGCTGCCTGCTCCCGCCTGGAAGCCCGGACCCGGAGAAAGCGCGGTCTACTGGCGCTGCCTCCATGTCGGTCCTTCCGGAAGAATCCGGGACAGATACGCTACCATCTGGCGTACCGCTACCATCAAGGGCCACATCTTCTCCGAGGATCTGGCAACCGCTAACGATGTGGCAGAAGAGATCATCTTCCGCCTGTATGCGGATAAACGGATCCTGAAGACCGGAGAATCCCCGATCATGGTGGATGACCGGAATACCCTGGACAACGGCGCAGACCCGCTCAAGACTGGTCAGGTGACCGTAGAGGCTACATACGGTATCAACCGTTACCAAAAAACCGACCAAATGATCCAACACATCCATAAGGAAAGAAAGGAGACCTTGTAATGGCAAGCAATCCCAAGGCCACCGTGGCAAAGGCCGCTCCCGCTGAGAGCGTCTATACTGCTGCCGAGCTGGCCGCCAACTACAAGCTGTTCGGCGTCAACCGCGACATTGTCGTCGTAGCCCTGCGTAAGGCTGGCAAGAAAGAAGCCACCTTCACCGAGGCAAAGGCCATCGTCGATAAGTTCAAAACCAAGGAGGTCAAGTAACCCATGGCTATTTTCTTCAAAGAGGGCGAAATCAAGAAGCGCCCTGGCGTATACCAGCGCCACACCAACACCGGCTTCTCCAAGCCTGCCTCTGCCAATGACGGCATCTGCGCCATCCCCATCCAGGCCGCATGGGGTCCTCTCGGCAAGGTTCTGAAGAACGTTTCTGAGGCAGATCTGCGCAACAACTACGGCACCGGAACCTATGGTGCCGGCTTCACCGTGCCTGCTGCTTCCGCCATGTTTGACGGCGGCGCATCCACCGTCTACACCTACCGTCTGGGTGACGGCGGCACTGCTGCCAGCCTGGAACTCGTAGAAGGTGCAGAAGGTGCGACAGGCCTGACCGTTACTGCCAAGTATGTCGGCACCATGCCCATCAGCGTTGCTGTCCAGAAAAAGCTCGGCGCCGCTGACAAGAAGCAGTTCCTGGTGTATGTCGGCTCCACTCAGGTCGAGATCTGGGAGTTCGCAGCTGATACCAAGGCTGAGGGTGCAAACCTGATCGCCGCAACCGCCAAGTCCAAGTACATCACCGTGACCGGCGCGGCCGCTGTCGTTGCGGAACTGGCTGTGGCTTCCGGTGCGCTGACCGGCGGTGTCAATCCTACCGTTACCAACGAGGACTATTCCAAGGCCTTTGCCGCTCTGGAACCCTTCTACTACAACTGCATCGCCCTGGACGTGGCTGATGATAAAGAC